CTAAAGGAGGTGGGCTTTGGTAGCCGCGCCCTCTCCCGCATCAGGATAAACGTCCTCTGGGCTGTCCAGAGAAACCTCTCGCTACCGTCTTCAATCGCCCTCGTCATCGTCATAGCCTTTCATGTGCGGGCCGCAGCTTACTGGGCAGCGTAGCTGCGCCCGGTCTGGGACAGGAACCGACCAGCTATAGCGGCTTCATTTAGGACCGGAAAATTATTTGGCCCACTTCTTCTTCATGCGCTCGAAGCTCTTGATGTAGTCGGTGACCCGGTCGTTGGGCACCCACCGGCAGACCTTCGTATGGGTCAGGCTCTTGGCCGCGTGGTACTTCTCCTGCGCGTTAGCGTGGGGTGATTTTTGTTTCTTCGCTGACATCTCGTTTCTCCCTTTCATCTAAAATCATGGCCATAGTACGGGCGTATCCCGCGATGTCCAGAATGCTATCGTCGTGATCCGGCGTCTGTACGAGCCGGGACATATTGACACAGATCATCTCAAGGGCGTGCCGGATGGCTTTGTCAGGGCACCCGGCGACGCCTGCCTTGAGATGTGCGATCCGCTCGAAGTTCGTCAGGGGGTGACCATAAATGTCCCCCCTGTCGATGGTGACGCGCTTGATCCCGTCGTCGAAATCCAGCGCGTGCCGTGACGCCTTCAGTGCCTTCGCCAGCCTAGACATTAAGTTCTGCCTGATCAGGTTTACTGTTCAGATGGAAACACACCTTGCCATCAACTACAGCGGTATCCCCGCTCTTAATACGAGACACAGTGGTGTCACTAATCCTGAGACGTCTGGCGGTCTCTGCTTGGCTGAGATGAGCCAGAGCGTGGACGGCGTGGACAGTTTCAGGATCAGTCTGGGTTTTACGAGGCCCAGTAGGTTTTCCTTTTACTTTGGACGGCAGAAAATCCTGCACAAGCCGGACCATAAAATCCATCCGATCATCGGGCACAGATGTGTGGTTATCACCTCGCCGCTCCGCCAGAAGTTTAGCCTTGATGTGGGCGCGGATCGGGCTGTCCTTCTCATGGGCCAACGCGGCCTTCTCGGTGTCGAACTGCGTACCGTCGTCTGCTTCATATATTGCTTTCATCATAACCTCCTAATCTAGCTCGGCCCAATTCGGACCTATGCCACCCTCTACCAGATTGGTAGTGGGGGCACCGGGGAACATATCCAAGTAGCCTTGGATCATGTCGTTCTCCATAAGTGCGAGGCACCGTTTCGTATCCTTGACCGCTGCCTCGTCGATGAGCGCATCATGGATTGTTGATATCATTCTGGTCATCCGCTGCTTGCCTTTGGCACGCTCGATGTCCAGAGAGTTTTTATGCCGGACGATGGCCCGTGCCATGATGGCGAGGGCGGCGCGTTGTACCGGGTAGTTCGCGCACTTCGGCATGTCGGGACGTTTCCCCATGTAGATGGTGCCGCCATCGATCATGCGGATGCTCCGCGTCTTCGCGACCTCGTCCATCATGTCGTAGCGGAGCTTGAAGGCGTCGGGGTATCTGTTCTCCCAGAAGTCGATGTAGCCCTGAGCCGTCCCTATGGTGCAGCGCATGGTGGTCGACAGGCCGGTGGCCGCTGACCCGTAGATGATGCCGAAGCTCACCCCCTTGGCAGCCTGCCGGGCCTCTTTGCCCTTCTTGGTCTTCTTGTCGATCTTGTGCCCGGCGATCACCGCCGCCACTTCTGCGTGGACGTCTCCCTCGACCATGTCCTGCAGCAACTGCTCGTCGCCGGACAGCAGTGCCAAGACACGCAGCTCGATGCCACTGTAATCGAGGGAGACCAGTCTCCGGCCCATACCTGCAACAAACGACCGGCGAACGGAGGTAGCCTCTCCTAACAGCTCACGGTCGCGGGGTATCTGTTGCAAGTTAGGACCGGAGCATGAGAACCGGCACGTCTTCGCTGCGCCGATGTTGAACCGTGCTCGAACCCGTCTCTTTGATTTCTGATCGTCGGACATCTCCCACTTGGTGATCAGGGTCTGGCCGAAGCTCGACAGATATTTCGTGATCGTCTTGTACCCGGCCAGAGCGTCGAAAAACGACACCAGCATATTGTTTTTGCCCGTGGCTGCGACGGCACCGGCCAGCCGCTTCAGGGTCTCGTTCTTCATACTGAGCTGGCCGGTCTTCTCGGTGCGGGGCCAGCCCGCCAGAAAGCTGTCCGGCATGTTGCGTGCGAAGTAGTCGGACCACTGGCTGTCGCTGTTGATGTTGGCGACCTCATCCACGGGGATCATGCCCCTGATGGCCTCGATCTTCTCGGCCTTGACCTTTTCCCACGCCTCGACCAGCGTCGCGTGGTACACGGGGTCAAACGCCATTCCGGCGTCTTCCATCTCGATCACGGCAGGAACCATGTCATTGAGCATACGGAAGCCCACCCAGCGGCCCTCATCGGCCTGATCTGCCCAGTAGCGCCACAACTTCCATGTCCAGTGAGCATCGCCATAGGCGTAGGTCAGTTGGCTCTTGGTGAGTTTATCAGCGCCCCAGTCGCTGGCCTGCTCTTCCTTGTCCATGGTGTAGTCCAAGTCCCAGAGCAGGAGCTGCTTCAGCGAGTAGGCTCCGCCGCCGAGGATGGCGCGTCTCAGGTTGCCCACGTCCATGCAGTCGACCCGCGTGCCAGCGTCGAGGAACCAGCGGTTCTCGAAGCCTGCGTTAAAACAGACCCAGTCGCCACCTTTGAAGTATTTGGCCATGCGCCGGAAGCCGCCTTCGATCTTGTCGAAGTCGACGAGGTAGTGGCATTTGTTGTTACATAAACTGACGAGCCGGACCCGTCCGTCGGCTGGAGAGAGCGACGTCGTCTCGAAATCCAGCGCGGTTGGTCCCTGCTTCATGCACCGTGCGACGGCGCGTTTGAGGCTAAGTTCGGTTGACACGTTGGTGTATTTTAATGTATCTGTCGTCATAGCTTCCGGTTTAACCTCCTGTAGCTTCTAGTGGAAAATAGCACTTATGAAAATCTACCCCCGCCCCAGCAATGAGGCGGGGGTAAATTTATGTGGCTACTTCTTGCGGGACTTCTTCTTCCGCTTCGCCTTCGGTTTATCACCTGCGATGAGCTGATCCTCATTCAGATCACCGGCCATGTAAGCCGCCGCACTCTCACGGGTCACCCATGCCTCGACGTCCAGCACCGGCTTGTACTGCTTGAAGCCCTGAGCCTCGAAGCTGGTCTTATCGAAAGTGACCAGCGGCATGTTCGGTTCACCTGCAGCAGACCTAGCACCGATCTCCTGCATCAGATCACCGATGGCGTTCCGGCCAGACTTGGAGGTCGAGCTGAACGACACCTGAGAGTTCACGACGTCCAGTCCGATACACGCGAAGCCGAGCAACTGCTGCCAGCCTTCGCCTGCGTTCTCCCGGTAGGGGCCGTGGTATTCGAGGTCGTTGATACCGACTGCCTGTTCATCGGCCTTGTAGACAGACCACTGCACGCGGTCGATTGGCTTGGATGCTTTCCAGCATACCCAGCCGCCTGAGAAAGTCTGAGGCTCAACCAGATAGAGCTGGTCGGGATCGACCTCATCCTTGTTTTTGCCGAGGGCATAGATGCCTGTCTTTCCAGAGAAGGACAGGTAGTCGAGGCCGTCGCCGCCGCCAGAGGTGGCACCGTCAGCCGCGTCCATTAGTGCGCCTGCCATGGCATCTCCATCGATGGACGGCAGGTTGTCAGTGTCGAGGTAGCTAGTGAGGGAATTTCCCATTTTACTATTTCCTATTTTCTAAGTTTGCAGTTGAGCACTATGCCCGTTTTACCGTCAGCCGCTCAGAAGGAGCACCGATGGTTTCGAACGGCGACAGGTCGATGCCTGCAGCCGCTACGAGCTTCTTGTCTAAAGAAGCGCGTCCTTTGGCGACGGCGAGGGACACTTCAATATTCCCTACCATCACCTTGTTAGTGTTACGTTGTACGAGGCCGTTCTTTATGTCCTCGGCTATGGCGGCCTTCTCGACCTTGATGCCGTCTTCCATATCCTTCAGCTCCATGTACCGGATCGCGCCAGCATCCATGTTGCTGCCACGGTTGGCACGGGTACGGTCGACGACCTTCTCTTCGTTGACGCCGCAGACGCCCTTGAAAGAACACATCGTCTGGCACTCTTTGCCGCCGTTGCGTTTGCCCTCACGGTCGAGGTTGGCCACGTCCTTGGTGCGGAGTATCTTGGCCGCACGCTTGGCCATCTGATCGAGGATCGCTTTGTTACGCGGCACCGGGAACTCTGCGATGTCGTGGTAGTTGCTGGCGTCCATGTAGATCAGCACGCCCTTGATCTCGACACCGTCTGGCCGGTCGATTTGTTGATCGATCAGTTCCATAGCGATCTCAAGCTGGGCGACGTGTGCCGTCTTCGGCAGGTTGCCTTTGTTGGTGCGCGGATCGATGGTCTTGAACTCAGGCACGACCCACACGTCGTCGTATTTTATTACGCCGTCAGGCGTCGAGCTGATCTTCCGCTTCTCGTCCTGCAGACTGAGCTGATCCCGGCCCGTGTATTCCAGTGGGACGTTGGCAGCGATCAGGCTCTCGACGAGGAACTTCTCGCCGTGGGTGCCGCGGCGTGCATAGCCCCAGTCCTGTGGCGTTTGCTCGGCACCGTTCTTCTGATACCACTGCTTACGGATGCAGGTCATGGCCTCGGATGCGTTGAGGTGCGCGTCACGTTTCTTCTGATCGAACTTACCGGCATCGTTGATGTCGGAACCGATGATCACTAATTCCTTAAAGGGCTTCATTTAAACTCTCCCTGATTTCTACTGCTCGTTGAAGGCCGTCCTGTAGGCGGGTGACGAGCAGTTGCATGTAATCCAATTCCAGCGGCTGGCTGAAGAGGCAGTGATCCAGCATACCGACGGTTCCTCGGATGGCGGGTTCGACGTTCTCTGGAAGCAGTGCTGCCCAGTCGAACTCTGGCGGTGTTGGCTGAAGCATGTTGGCCGTCGTTTTTATATTCTCGGTCATATTCCGTAATCCATTTTCCAGTAGAACCGACCGAGTATTTTCCGGTAGCTCATGTGTGTAACCTCGATGGCCTCGTCGCAGCACAGGTCGAGGTGCTCTTGATCCAGCGCCTTGAGCATGACCGGCGGATTGATTTGCCGCTCCATGCACTGACCGAGAAGTTTCTTGCTGCGATCCAGCTCGGCCTGCAGTTCGTAGATGTCGTCCTGCAGGTCTTGTCTAGTTTTGTAGCTCATGCTGCGTCTCCCTGTGCCATGAGTGTGTTGTGTCCACGCGCCTTCGCAGTCGAGATGCGCCGGACGGCTTGGTCGAGCTTGGTGTCGCTCTGGAAAATATCGACGTGGACGTGGTTGGCCTGCCCGATCCTGTGGCACCGGGCGTAGAACTGATCCATGATCGCAGGCGACCAGTCTTCCTCGACACAGATAATGTGCGAGCCGCCCTGCATATTGATGGCGACGCCCATGGCACCGATCTGTCCGACGAGGACGTCTAGTGTACCGTCGTTGAATTTAACGACCATCTGATCTCGCAGATCACCAGAGACCCTGCCGTCGATGCAGCCGACGTCTAGGCTCCTATCGACAAGCTCGGCTATAAGGCTATCGATGACGTCAGTGTGCCACGCGCCGACGAGGATGGGTTTGATGCCTGCCTCGATGCGATCGACGATCTCAGAGACCGAGTGCTTGACCTTCGCCACGCCGAGCTTCCGGCGCATGGTCGAGATGTGCTCCTCGTTCTTGGCGATGTCCTCACGGATTTCGTTCAGGGACTGCTTGTCCATGGACTTCAGCATCTGCTTCAGCTCAGGGTCCAGATCGAGCTGCACGTCCAGCCGGTTGATGGTCAGGGGCGGCATAGCTGCCCAGACCTCGGCCAGCTCACGGCGCACGGCCATGCCACCGAAGAGCAGGCCATTCAGCTCGTCTGTATTGCGGTTGCCGACGGTGACCTCGATGGGGAACCGCTGGGCAGCGGAAAATTTCTTCTTCTGCGTGATGCAGTACCGCAACCGAAACCGGCTCATGTCCAGCTTGCCGATGTTGCCGGTCAGGGACTTTGCGTCGGCACGGCACATGAAGGTGAACAGGTCGTCGTTCCACCGCGTCGAGGGCGTGCCGGTCAGGCACCATGTATGGTCGACGCTCTCGCAGATACCGTGCCGTCCGATGATGGCCTTGGTCCGCTTGGCCGTGCTGTTCTTGAGAGCGTGGCTCTCGTCGAGGATCAGCACCTTGGCACCCAGAGCCTTCAGGTCGTCACGGCGCTTGGTCGCGATCTGGTAGGACATGATCAAGGCGGCACACGGGCCAAAAGGTTCTTTTCCTGTACGCACGATTTGTGCGGCCATCCCGGCGTGCGCTTCGAACTCTTCTTTCCACATAGAGAGGGATATAGGAGGTCCGATAATTAGGGTTCGCGCATAACGATGTTCGCTCTCATTTACGAGGCGGGTGGCTTCGAGTGCGGTGAGGGTTTTGCCTGATCCCATGCCGGAGAAATTACCGGCGAAGGATTTGGATGCCAAGAACGCAGCATCAGCTATCTGATGGGGAAGCAACTGCTTCATAATTTTAACCTCCTGTATGATGTTCTGATAACTACACGTTATCGTTTGCGATGTCAACTTCGATGGCCAGCATCATCTGCTCGATCTCTTCTTCTTCCATGTGATCGACGCTGGTCATGTGATCCATGCCGCAATTTCGGCACCGGAAGTGAATGCGGGTTCCGAGGAAGCCGAGGGGACGCAGGTCGCCTGCGCAGGCCATACATTCAATCATTCGATCTCTCCTTCTTTGCAGATGTAGTGTAGCCGACCATCGGCCAGTTTGCGAACGGCCCACCATGAGCGGCCACCCGCCTCGAAAGTCAGGGCGTCGTCCTCGACCGCCAGAACCTTGTCGAGCGTGATGTCCTGCCACGGCGTTGTCCACGTCTTCATCTCGATGGACAGCAGCTCGGAGACCGGAACTTTCTCCTGACAGGCGTACCAGCCGTTCGTAGCGTGCTGGCCCATGGCGACGGCGTATTCGATCAGGCGACGGCGGGTCTCCATATCCCACTCGGCTGCGTCGGCCTGCTCGATCCACGGCAGGAAGAGGTCTGGTTTCAAACCGATACGGACGTGCGGCAGTCTCTTCTCCCGACCGTGGGAGCAGATGCCGGTCGTCCGGTCACCGCGCTCGTCGGTCGTGGCCCAGACGAAGTCTGCAGGCCACTCGTCCGACTGTGGGATCGTGGGGATGAGGGCACCCTCCATGAGAATGTACGGAAGGTGGCCCAGTGATGTGTGGTGATACAGCATTATGTCAGTCTCCGGTGTCTGTTGATGTATTGAAGTTCCGATATTGCGTCGTTCTTGGTGAAGCCATGCCGGGCCAGTAGCTCGATGGCCCCGTGCATGTCTATGGTGCGGTGACTTATGAGATCATAAACTCGCTCCACATGGGCACGTTTCTTTATAGCGTGTTCTTCCTTGGCAAGGCGCGTGGCCTCGGAGCTGAGTATCCCCCGCTTACGTTTGGCGATGAGATTGTCCCGCGCCTCCTGACCGCGCTGCCGCATTATCACAACGTCGCGTGCCTGCCGCGCCTGATACCTCCGCTCCTGTGCCTCTCTCGGCGTCTCCGCTCTGTCGAATAGGGTGCCGCAGGCGTCGTCGTCGTGCGTCATCAACCGCAGAAACCACTCGTCGGTTTCTGGGTCGAGGACGGGGAAGGCTCTCGGCTGGTACATTATGCTGCTTGCTCCAGTTCTTCGGGTTGCAGGTCGTCGAGGAAATCGACGACCTTCTGTGCCTGCGAGAAGGCTTTGCGGATTGCGGTCTTGTCCTCTTTCAGCACTTCCAACCACGATGCGAGGTAGGAAGCGTGGTCTTCGCGGGGCTCGACTTCGAGGCCGAGGTGCCCACATATCAGAGCCGCGGAGCACTCGGCTACCAGCTCTTCACGGGCATAGTCTTTGGAGCCGAAGCCATTCTTGATGTCGCGATCCAAACGCTTCTCGGCACCCGTCCAGTGTGCGTGCTCATGGATGGACGTGCCAGCATACGCGGCGTAGTCACTGAAGTCATCAACGGCGGGGAGCTGGATGTAATCCTGAGACGGCACATAGAAGGCCTTGTCTCCGCCGTGGCGAACGTCGGCACCGATGGCTGCGATGTAGGCCTCAGTGGCCGCGTCACGATCCACCTCGGTGGCCTCGGTGACAGGTGCGGAAAATTTCTCAGGCAGGCCGTCTATCTGCTCGGCGTTGAAGACGGTGTACACCTTCATAAACATGAACGGGTTCGCGTCGGGGTCGGATTTCTTAGGCTTGGACTTCCCCCAGTAAGTGACGGCGGTGCCCTTCTCGCCGCCGCGCACCTGAGCACCCAGCTCGGTGGCTTTGTTGTAGGTCAGCCAGAAGGGGTTGGTGTAGCCTGACAGGGACAGGATGAACTGGTTCCAGCCACGGTAAGGCTCACCGTTCTCGCGGAGGCAGTAGCCGCCGATGGAGGTCCACGACTTGCGCCACGGGGCCACGCCCTGCTCTAACTGGGCGATGACCTTGTTGGTGATCTCTTGCTCGATGTCGCGTTTGTTTTTCATAATCAGTAATTCCTACCATACAATCATAGAGACGAAGAGGATGAGGGCGATGATGAGACCCCCGGCGATGTTCTTGACGGCGTTCGAGAACTCGATGGCCGCCCGCTGGGATGGGGTGAGCGTGCTCATATCAATTTACCTTCCATGCGTGGAGGACGCGCTTGTTAGCGGCCCAGTGTTCTGCCGCTGGTGCGGCCTCGACTTGATCGACGACGTGCTGGTCTCGGACGGCGACGAAGTGGTCGCCTACGTGGACGATGTAGGTTCCGCCCTTGACGGTGTTCCACTCGGCCCAGCCCTTGAGGCTACGCGTGGCGGGCACCGGTTTGATCTTCCCGCCTAGTGCGGTGACGGCTGCGACAACCTCTCGGTTTTGCAGACGCCCGCGCCACTGGTGCGGCTTGCTCTTGCGGAAGTGAGCGAAGACTACGTCGTAGTCCAGATCGAGTGTGGCGGCGACGGCGACCACCCCACAGTTGGGACGGTCGGTGACGAGGCCGTTGGGTTGGTCAATTTTCATATTGAAGCTCCTGATAAAAATTTACAAAATCGCCTAACCCAAGCAGTATGGCAAAATCAGATACTGATGTCAAGCGTCAGTATCTGATCGAGTGTAGCGTTCTGAAACTACACGGTGCAGGTCGGCGATCTGCCCGACACCGATGCCGGACGTGGTTGCCTTGGACAGAGCGATCTCGACAGAGACCCCATCCAGCTCGACGGCGATACGGAAAGTTTCGATGACGTGCAGGTAGTGCGCGTCGTAGATGCCCTTCGCAGGCTTGGCCGGAGCCGAGCGTGCGAGGGCGGATGTGATTGCTTTATGCATATTCATTTCTCCTAGAAGTGTTTCGCGCACTCAGGGCCGATGCCCCGTGCGAGACTGTCAGGGTGGGTGATGGTCTTGCCGCAGCGGCAGCACTTGCCACTGTGCTCGATGGTGAGCTGGTCGGAAAGGTTGCCTGCAACCAACTGACGCAGGGTCCACTCGAAGGCGGCGAAGCTGTCGGACTTCGGGCCGGTGGCCTTCTTGGAACGACGCAGGGGGCTGATGCCCTTCTCGTCGACGAAGAAGAAACCCAACTGATGCCAGTCTTCCCAGTTAGAGGGATCACCATGCAGGCCGTCGACGAAGACGATGGTCGCGTCGTGGTCGCGAACCTTGCCACCGCGCTCGGTGGTCAGGGTTGGCTTCTTGGCCTTGAAGGTGAAGTGGCTGCCGGTCTTCGCGGAGGTGAGCGTCACCGTAGCGTTGCCTGCGCTCAGGAAGGTGAGGGCTTCGGCGGCGGTTTCAAAAGCGTGGGTCATAATCATTCTCCTGTTTCTACCAGAAATCCCCCGCCATCCTCAGTGGACCGGGGGAGCTGGAAGCATCTGGAAGGAGACTAGAAGTTAAAGTCGTGAAATTTGTACGGTGCTTCGGCAATGTTGAAGCGCATACCGTGTTTGTTTTTCCAAGTCTTGGCGGCACAGTATTGGCTGGTGCGGTTCAGGCGGATTTTCTGAACGCCATTCTCAGGATTGGAAGTGTAGATGTAATCCTGAGAATGCTGGTTGGAACAATGAGCGGAGAAGCCGCCAACGTGGAAATTCAATTCGCCTTGGTTGATGTTTTCGCTGGTATCCATTGCGCGGATCTCGATGCATTTGTCGTTCACGATACGAACGATTTCGTATGGGTGAACGTCTGAGTAGCCACAATGGTTGGCGAAAAGTTCGGTGGTGGGGGTCAGGTTTGTCATGTGATGTTCCTCTATTCAAAATTTTTCAGCTCGTTGCTGATGACCCTTTATCGCACGGTCAGTATCTGATGTCTACTAAAAAGATCAGTATCTGATAACTTTATTTTCTGGACATCTGAAGTCAGTTGTGGCAGGAATGGGAGTTACTATTTTTACAGGAGGTTAAGATTATGAAAGCTATAGTGAAGGCCGCACTCGCGGTTGCTAAACACTACCCAGTATTTCCCACCACCTCGAAGAAGCTACCGTGCTGGTCGAACCTTGAGTTGGACGTGCCTAAAGGTAAGGGTGGGTTCCACATCGCATCGATGGACCCGGCGCGGGTCCGAGAACTCTTCGAGCACCCCCACGCAGAAACCGTCAGTGTCCCCATGGGTCCGCAGATGTCCGGCCTCGTAGCGATTGACGTCGATCTATATAAGGGTGGTGCCGTCGTCGATTGGCACACGGCCAACCTACACTGGCTGGAGAAGACCCTGTGCCACAGGACGCAGCGCGGCGGCCTGCACTACATATTCAAGTGCCCCGACAATGTGAAGTTCCCGGCCACGATGGCCGAGGGCGTCGACATCAAGGCGCACGGCGGCTATGTGGTTTTCCCCCCGTCAGGCGGGTACACCGTCCAGAGTAAGAAGAGCATCAAACCCTTTCCGATCCCCCAGCTCGAAGCGGCCATGAAGGCCAAGGGCGGGACAGGCAACGTCGTCAGCATGGGCACGTTTAATCAGGCCACAGACGAGGAGCTGATCGAGCACATCCAGAACGCGACCGAGCTGTACCCGGCGCTCCGATCGCTGGCCTATCGGATGCCCGGCAGGCGGCAAGACGACGGCTCGTACCTCGATGAGCAGCAGATGACCAACATCCTTGAAAACGTCATGGACTGTTCGCTGGCTGCAGATGCCTCGCATCCTCGGCATGAGGACTGGCTCGACCGGCGTGGGAAAATCTCTGAGCTGGTCGTCAGCGGCATCGATAAGGACAAGGTCGGTGTCGGTCTCACGGCCACTGAGCTATCGGCCATGCAGCAGGGCGAGAGCTTCATCAAAGCACAGGAGATGATAGCCGCCTCGTCCCGCCCCATCGGTCCCCAGCAGGAAGTAAGCCTCATACAGATCGAGGCACTTGTTGGGGAGATGGGGGGTCCAACGAAGCCAGTCCGCAAAGAGGACAGCGATCCGACAGATACCGTCGATACAAACAACGTCGTAAGGCTGAACGCAAAAGAATTAAGAAGCGTAACGCTGCCCCCGATTGAGTATTTGATCCCCCGCATGATGAGCAGGGGCGGCACCTGTTCGCTGGCAGGCATGAGCAATGTAGGCAAGACCAGATGGATGGCTGCCTTGATCATGGCACTGGCCGTCGGCGATACCAAACGCATGGGCCTGCCGCAATGCACCGGCAAGACGTCCAGTCTCTACATCGCCAATGAAGAACACATCGAAGACATGGCACGCCGCTTCGCTGCCGTGTGTTATCAGCACGACGACAAGGACAGCGCAGATATATTTGTCCGAGGCAAGAAGGCCGGTACATTCCGGCTCGTCGCCATCAACGAGACAGGCCATCCAGAGGTGGATGCGAAGAACGTGGCGTGGCTGGTGAAGGAGATCAGGGAGAGCGAAGTCAAGGTTCTCGTCATGGACCCCTACGTCACACTGGCCGAGGGTGGTGATGAAAATTCATCCTCCACGGCATCGATGCTGACGAAGGCGATGCTGCTGATCATCGCCGCGACCGACGTCTGTATCGTCTACCCGCACCATACCCCCAAGGGTGACCGTAAGGCCGACCGCGACTGGCCGCGTGGTGACAGCGGAGCGTGGCGTGGATCAGGCGCTATCTACTCGTCGCTGGACTTCGGCTTTACGCTGGCGAACTACTACCCGCCCAACCCCGACCAGCGGAAGGCGTGGAAGCAACAGTTCCTGTCCGCCAAGCTGTCACGGTTCGTCGTACTAGACACCGGCAAAATCAGGGAGGGGGAACCCCTCGGCCCTGTTATGTATGAGCTGGTCGGACAGGACATGGACAAGGGCGAGGGCGATCCTATTGGCGTGTGTAGGCTCACTGATGAGGCTAAGGCTGCCAATGCCCTCCTGAGCGGCAGCATCGACGCCACAGAGGCAGATGAGCTGTCGTGGGCTATGATTAACACCATGCGCGGGGGTGAGTTCACCAGCATGGCCAAATGCCATGACATGATGAGCGGCCATCACATGTGGCCCAACGTGATCAAGACACCGGGCAAAGAGAAGCTGCTCCAGATGTTTGGTGAGAAATACTCAGCCAATAACGGCACCGTCCTCGTCACCTGCAGTGGTAAGGGCAAGTGGAAAATTTTAATCGAGGAGTACGATAATGACTAACATTGAGATGGATTGGGGTGTGCAGAGCAACCCCTTCATTAGAGGAGCGGGTGGATGAAGAGACCGACTGAAATCTGGACGCGATATGACGACGGATCGATGGATCATTGTCATTTCGATAAACCTCGAAACCGTATACTGATAACGGCAGGTCGCTGCGAGCGTTTCTGCCGTTTTTGCTCTAATTACCTGCGTCTACCCCAAAAATGGGTAGATAATTGGAGGTCGAAAATATCTACCCTCTGTAAGTCCCTGTCACTGGGCGTCTACCGTCTACCTCCGTCTACCCGTGGTAGACTGGGGTAGACGAGCCGTAAGGTATTGATATAACAAGGTAATCGTTTACCTACCGATCTACCCCCCCTAAGGGGGTAACCGCTTAAGCGGTAGACCCATTGGGGAAGGAGCAAATTAAAATGAGTGAAGGACGGAAACTGAGCTACATAATCTGGCGCATCGTTAACGCACGCGACGACATATTCCATGCGTGGTCTGAGGGACATTTCGAGGACGCGGAGGATTGCATCGGATCGTTCGTCGATGATAGTAGTGAGGCATACGATGCGTGGATCGCGAACGAGCGGGAGCAGACTGATGAGCGAGCGTTCAACTCATTTCTAAAACATTGGGAGATAACAGATGATGCTACTCGGAATTGACCCCGGCATATCTGGCGGCCTCGCCATCGTCTCGACGCACAAGGGACTGCCTGTCGTTGTTGATGGTATGAGGATGCCAGCGTTCAAGCAGGGCAAGCACAACCTCGTCGACGCACGCGCCATACACATATGGCTCACTGGTCGGAACATCGATCAGGTCGTGATTGAAAAAGTAACCTCATATGGCATGGGCTTGGCTACCGCGTTTGCATTTGGTGATAGCACGGGATCAGCGCGTTCTATTGCCCAGCTCCACTGTGATCGTATGGAGTTCGTGACGCCTGCCGTGTGGAAGAAAACATTTCAGCTCTCGAAAGATAAGCAGGCCGGCCTCGATCTGTGCCACAATAAATTTGGTAAGAGCTTTAAGTGGCAGTTCAAGGCTGATGATGGTATCGCAGAGGCCGCGCTGCTCACACTATGGTTTCTCGACAAAAAGCTAAATTCGTGCTAGGCACCTGATCATGGCAAAACATCATTATGTGTACGCACTGACTGACCCGACCAAGTTTGGCAAGCCGTTCTACGTCGGCAAGGGATCAGGCGACCGAAAGGTTCAGCACTTCAGATCAGTCTCGAAGGAGATGGCGGGCGCTGAGACCAGTGCGAAATTCAAAATCATTAAAGCGATACGCAACGCAGGTCTGCAGCCCGGTGCCATCGTCCTGTCACATCACGACATAGAGGATGAGGCCTATGCGGAGGAGCGCAGGGTCATCGCTGAGATTGGCATCGATAACCTCGTCAACAAATCAGTTGGTGGTGAGGGTGTGAAGTCGAAGAAGAAATCAACAGCCAAGGTGAACGCGACCGAGAAGCAGGAGCATTTCTGTCAGCTCATGGTCGCAGGCACAAACGGATCAGCGTCTGATTGCTATCGTCTGGCGTATCCCGGCGGCAAGGCCTCGAAGAAATCTGTAAATGAGATGGCTGCCGAGTTGATGCGAAACCCCAAGATAACCTCAAGGATGGCAGAGCTGAGAGCACCAGTGGTGGCAGCAACGCAGTATGATCTGGCGTGGTGCCTCAAAGCACAGAAGAGTGCAATGGACTTGGCAGAGGAGACTGGCAACGCTGGTGCGATGAGCGGGGCAGCGCGTGAGGTCGGTAAGCTGGGCGGCATCTATCCGAGCGAGAAGCAGGAGCTAACGGTTAAGGGTGACCTCGTCACCAGACTGCAACAAGGGAGAGCGCGACTAGCGCAGGAGGATTGAGATGAGCCATGAGGATGTAGGCAGGCTGGCGAGTAGGCCAGATAATCAAGACAAGGCTGTGATGACAGCGACTGAGGTGACGGCACGACAGCAAGACTGGGAGCGTCGTTGCGCGGACGCAGCTAGGCTTACAGGGGAGCATGTCGTGGTCGATCAGATCAAAGGCATGGTTGAGGCAATCGAGAGAGAGGAGAGGAAGCGATGAAGCGTTTTGGTACGCCTGTCCCTAAACTCAGTATGAAGGAGCGCGTCGTTCCAGAGGCAGAGCGTTGGGTCATCAGCGACGAGACGCTGAAGGAGTGTAAAGAGATTGAAGACAACATACGACGAGGAGGTCGGTTATGAAGACAGAACAAAGTAGCGGCGTGGCACCGGGTGGTGCGCACGTCCAGAGCAATCACAAGTGGGGTGAGCCACTGCCCGGCAGCGGATCGATGAAGGTCTGCCAATCATGTGGTGAGAAGAAGACATCATACACTGATCGAGCCGAGTGCCCCGGTCGGCCATCCACCGGCATCTCGGAGACGATCCATGACTACAACCCCATCACCTGAGTACGACGAAGAGGAAGACCTGATTGATGAGATGGCAAGTTGCTATGCTGATCCTCTGCGTCATGTGCTTATTTCTTATCCGTGGGGTCACGGTCAACTGAAGGGACGCGACGGTCCTGATCAGTGGCAGCGCGAGTTCCTGACCGAGCTGGGCGAAGAGGTGAAGAAGCGGAAGTTCAATGGCGTCGACGCCGTGGCTCCGATCCAATTCTCTACAGCGTCAGGCCACGGCATCGGCAAGTCATGTCTCAGCTCATGGATCATACGATGGATCGCCGATACCAGACCACATAGCGTCGGCACGGTAACGAGTAACACTGCGACGCAGCTCCGAAGCAAGCTCTTCGCGGAGCTGGCAAAATGGCACAACATGGGTTTGACCAAACACTGGTATCAGCTCAACGCAGGCAGTGGCGGCTCATTGAACATGTACCACGTTGATCATCCGAAGACGTGGCGCGTCGATGGCCAGACATGCCAAGAGCACAACAGTGAAGCGTTCGCTGGGCAGCATAGGGCAGAGAGCACATCATACTTTCTCTTCGATGAGGCCAGTGCGGTGCCTAGTAATATATTCCTAGTCCGTGCGGGTGGCCTTACAGACGGGGAGCCAATGACCTTCGACTTCGGTAACCCGACGCGAAACACTGGGATGTTCCACGCCAACATGGTTGGCAAGTACCGCAACCGTTACAACAAGCGGTTCATCGATAGCCGCACTGTTGAGATCACTAACAAAGAATACCTGCAGACCATGATCGATGACTTCGGTATCGACAGCGATATGGTGAAGGTGCGTGTCCTCGGTCAGTTCCCATCAGCATCGACGCATCAGTTCATCTCGACCGACGACGTCGACGAGGCCATGCACCGTGAGCTGATACCAGCCGAGTACAACTTCGCGCCGACCATCATCGGTGTCGACCCAGCGTGGACAGGTGACGATGACTTCGTGATCATGCTCAGGCAGGGCAACAACTCGAAGCTGCTCGGCTTCTACTCACGCAACGACAACGATGTGCAGATGGCTGGCCTGATCGCTCAGTTCGAGGACGACTACAAGGCTGATGCCGTGTTCATCGATGGTGGCTTCGGCACAGGCATCGTGAGCATCGGTCATACGATGGGCCGCCTCGACTGGCAGATCGTGTGGTTCAGTGAGAAGAGCATGGATCAAGGGTGCGCCAATAAGCGTGCCGAGATGTGGGAGCAGGTGAGGCTATGGCTAAAGCAAGGCGGGGCACTCGAACAAGACGATATCATGCACGCGGACCTGACAGGCGTAGAGTTAGTGCCACGACTGGACGGCAAGAAACTACTGGAGAGCAAGGAGCACATGAAGGATCGGGGGCTGGCATCACCCAACCGGGCCGACGCTCTGGCACTGACGTTCGCCTTCCCAGTGATGTCCAAGAAGGTGGCGTACAACCCGAAGGTGGTCGAACAAACAGTCAGTGACTATGATCCAATGGCCTGATGTGGTATAAGAAATGGCGGGGAGATGTTGAAGCATCTCGACCCGCCAATCACAACATCGAAAGGACCGATGCCATGACCCGAATAGAACTACCATCCAAAGAGCGACTGCGCCATCTGTTTGATTATCACCCAGACGGTTACTTAGTGCGCCGTGTTCCTGTGAGCAACCAAGTTGCGGGGACTGTGCTGGGGTGTCCTGCCGGGGGTAAGGGATACTGGTCGGGGATGGTGGATAGTGTTAGTTACCGGGTTCATCGTCTCATATTCCAGTGGCACCACGGTCACTGCCCAGACATGCTCGATCACATCGATGAGGATAAGGGCAACAACCGTGTGGGTAATCTGCGCGGTATCACCAACGGTCATAACTGCCGCCGTAAAAAGCACGGGTATGTGCGCGTTACACCAAGCGGTAGGTGGCAAGGAGTTATAAAGGTAGGTGGTAGACCGCTACATGTCGGCATGTTCAACACAGAGGCAGATGCAAAGGAAGCCTGCCTGTCAGAGTATGACGCTAGAGGTATGCGGCACGACTAACACGGCATAGACATTACTACTGAGATGTGTTAGGCACGGTTCCCATGGATGCTTATCTTTTATTCGGCTCAGAGAATACTCACCCACTGGCGTGGCTGCTGAACAAGCAGCACCGACACGTCTGGTGTATTGTCGCCGACCACGATGCAGGCATGTGGGTCAGTTACAACTGGCATCAGGGTCTGCCCATCGTGCGCGTCGAGAGTTCATTCGAGTTCGACATCGCCAGCTATTACAGGGACGAGGGCTGGACAGTATTCAACCTCGATCACATCGAGCGCACTGCGGTACAAGGCCCGTTCGTTCTCAACAACTGCGTCGGCCACGTCAAGAGTGTGCTCGGTATAGGAGGCTCCAGTCTAGTGCCCAATCAATTATTCAAATATATCATGCGACTGGCGATGAAGGGCGTGGAGCCTATTATCACCACCCCCATAACCGTGCCCGGCTTCGGCGGAGCATCAGCACCGCCACCGCCCACACACTTCAGCGACGGCACCGCTATCAACCCCGACGGTAGTTCTGCCGGGGCACCTAAGTCTGCGAACGCCATTGCAGCCGACAAGACGTTGGCTGAAGCAGAAGCAAAGCGTAAGAAGCTGGCCGTCGGTAACGAGACCTCCGGCACTCTCCTTGATGACGATGAAAGCGATGAAGGTACCCTAACATGAAAAAGCTACTGACTGTCCCCGGCTTTAGCTCACCGGCACCACCTGCACCACCACCCCCGCCTCCTCCGCCTGCCGATCCAGCCAAGAAGACTGACGTGGCTGTCCAGAAGGCGAGAGCCGATGAGATAAAGAAGAGCAAGCTCGCCGCAGGTCTCGGTGGCACCAACGTAACCGGCGGACTACTAGCTGACGAGGCCAGCACCGCTAAGAAAACTCTGCTGTAGAAGCTGACGCGCTGTAGAAGCTGGCGCATGGTGAGCCTCGCAGGAACGGGTAAGGAAACGATATGCCCATCATCAATCCGGGTAACCTCGGCGACAACATTCCACCCAACGGCAAGCGGTCGCGCATCCTGCGTCGCTATGTGAAGTTGGAGAACGACCGTTCGTCTTGGCGCAACCACTGGATGGAGATCAGCGACTATGTGCTGCCCCGACGTGGACGGTTCCTGTTCCAGACGCAGGACGACCGCGGCAAGAAGCGCAACAACAAGATCATCGACAGCACGGGCACGCAGGCGATCCGCACGATGGCCGCCGGTATGATGTCAGGCATGACCAGCCCAGCACGACCATGGTTCCGGTTCGCCGTACAGGACGAGGCGCTGATGGATGACCATGAGGTCAAGAAGTGGTTGGCAGATGTGGAGCGCACCCTGCGCGGCATCCTGCACCGATCCAATTTCTACAACTCAGCCTTCACCATCTACTCTGAGCTGGGTGCCTTCGGCACCGCGCCACTGTACAGGCAGAAGAACTTCGACAGCGTGATCCGCTTCCGGCCCTTCACGGCGGGCGAGTATGTCATCGCTGAGAACGAGAGTGGTGTCGTCGACACACTGGGCCGAAGTTTCACCATGACAGTGAGCCAAGTGGTTCAGAAGTTTGTCATCCAAGACGGTGCCAAGGAAGACTGGACCGGGGTGAGCCGTGCGACGCGCAACCTGTGGAACCAGAAGAATTACGACGAGCTGATCCCGATCATCCACCTGATCGAGCCGCGCCGGAAAGCCGAGCAAACCCCCGGCAACTTCAGTAACCAGAACATGGCTTTCAAGTCTCAGTACATGGAGCAGGGGGCAGACGGCGACGAGTTGCTGGAGATGCGGGGCTTCAGGAAGTTCCCAGCATACATCCCCCGGTGGGACGTGCTGCCCGGCGACATCTATGGTCGGTCCCCCGGCATGGACAACCTCGGCGACATCAAGCAGCTACAGCAACAGCAGAAGCGCAAGGCGCAGGCCATCGACAAGATGGTCAACCCTCCGATGGTCGCGCCGACATCATTGCGCGGCAAGCCGTCGAGCGTGCTGCCCGGTAGTACAACATACGTTGATCCACTACAGGGCGGCCAAGGCTTCACCCCTGCCTATCAAGTGACGCCGCGTCTGGGCGAAATGCAGCAGGACATCGCCGAGGTACAGGAACGTATCCAACGTGGGTTCTATGCTGATCTCTTCGCCATGATGATCAACAGCGACCGGCGCAACATCACCGCAACTGAAGTGGTAGAAAAACAATCTGAAAAACTGGTATTGCTTGGCCCTGTTCTGCAGCGCCTCAATACCGAGCTACTCGATCCGCTTCTCGATGACGTGTTCGAGTTCGCGCTGGAGGCTGGCCTCCTCCCAGAAGCTCCAGAGGCGCTCCAAGGAATTGAGTTGCGGGTCGAGTACATCAGTCTACTGGCACAGGCACAACAGGCCGTCGCCGCATCCGCTCTCGAACGGACGATGGGTTTCGTCGGCAACATGGTCGCCGTGTTCCCGCAGGCAGCGGACAACATCAACTCTGATGAAGCAGTGAGGCAGTATGCAGAAATTCTGGGTAACTCTCCTGATCTTATGCGCGATAGCAAAGAGGTCGACGCCAAACGTAAGTCTGATGCAGAAGCAGCACAGGCAACGCAGGCAATGGAGACAGCCGGAGCTGCAGCACAGGGGGCCAAGGTATTGTCAGAGACAGACACGCAGAACCCTAACGCTCTGACCGATCTACTTGGTAGAGGAGCAACAGCGTAATGGCACCAGTACATGCATATGACGCCAGCGACCCAGAGCAGGTGTCGCTGGCGGAGAAGGATCAGGAAGACCGGGAGCAGGACATCCTGTTTGTATTAGGACAAGCACGCGGACGTCGCTGGCTATACGAGTTCATCTGGGGGCAGTGCCACAAAGACCGGCCCAGCTTCGTACCCGGTGAGAACGAGAGCACGGCGTTCAATGAAGGAGCAAGGTCGGTTGGGGCCACGCTGGAGAACATCATCAGGGACCGGTCCCCGAAGATGTATATGAAAATGTTAGAGGAGAACCATTTCGATGAGTGAAGAAACAGAAGTAGCTGAAGAGGTAACCGAAGAAGTGTCCGAGGGGGCCACTGAAGAGACAACAGACGAAACGGTCACTGAAGAAGGTGACAAGGAAACCAAAACCTTGCTGTCGGACGACGAGGGTGATGGAGCCGGAGATGTACCCGTCGAGTACGAGTTCATCTCTCCTGACGACATCGGTGAAATTGAAATGACCGATGCAGTCAAAGCGCAGTTTGATAAGTTCAACACGCAGGCGAAGGAGGCTGGTCTTTCACAGGAGCAGTATCAGACGCTTGTCGAGGGACAGATCAAACAGGGTCGTGTGGATGTCCAACAGGCAGCCGCCGATTATCAGCAGCGTATAGAAGGCTGGGCGGATGAGACGAAGAATGACAAGGAGCTGGGGGGGGATGACCTTGCCGAGAACTTGTCTGTCTCTAAAAAGACTATGGACACATTCGGCACACCTGAACTGAAGGCGCTGTTAGATACGCCCTCGGAGAAGAACCCCGGCGGTCTCGGTCTTGGAAGCCACCCAGAAGTCATACGCTTGCTCCATCGCGTTGGGTCGCACCTGATGGAAGAGAGTAATCTTGTCGACGGCGACAGCGGTGACGCTGCAGCAGCCGATGCCTCTCTTCGTCGGATGTACCCCAGCATGTTCAAAGACGAAGCAGCCTAATAAGGAGACATCCAGATGGCTACTCTAGCAGTTACCAACCCGACCTTGTCCGATCTGGCCAAGGTTACTGATCCCGACGGCAGCATTGCCGACGTGGTCGAAATTCTAAACGCGACAAATGAAATCCTCACGGATATGTCGTGGATGGAAGGCAACCTTACGACAGGTCACCGTTCATCGATCCGCTCTGGTCTACCGACCCCAACGTGGCGCAAGATGTATGGCGGCGTACAGCCGACTAAATCTCGCAGCGTTCAGGTCACGGACAACTGCGGCATGATGGAAGATTACGCAGAAGTTGATGCCGCCCTCGTTGGGATGGCAGGTGACCCTGCAGCCTTCCGCCTTCAGGAGGATCGTCCTCATATCGAAGGTATGAACCAAGAGTTTGCCTCTACTCTCTTCTACGGCGATGAGAGCACGGCACCGGAAGAGTTCACTGGACTTGCTCCGCGTTACAACTCAACTACTGCAGCCAACGGTGACAACATCATCGCAGGCGGTGGCAGCGGTTCGGACAACGCCAGCATTTGGTTGATCTGCTGGTCACCTCAGACCCTGCACGGGATTATCCCAAAAGGTTCTAAGGCTGGCATCCAGCAGCGCGATCTTGGTGAAGTCACCATCGAAGACGCCGACGGTTCGAATGGCCGTATGCAGGCTTTCCGTACTCACTACCGCTGGGACGTTGGACTTACTGTCCGCGACTGGCGTTATGCAGTGCGTATCGCAAACATCGACCGTTCAGCTCTGTTGATCACCGCCGCTACTGGTGCTGATCTAAACGACCTGATGCATCAGGCATGGACTGAACTGCCTTCAACAGCAGCCGGTCGTTGTGCTTGGTACATGGACAAATCTATCCTGTCCATGCTCCGGCGTCAGACGGCCAACGCAGTGTCCAGTTCGACGCTGTCGGTCGACATGGTCGGCGGTACAATGCAGACTAGCTGGGGCGGCATTCCGATCCGTCGTTGCGATGCTCTGCGCCCTGACGAAGCCACGGTATCCTAAGTAGGGGTATTCATTTTAACGTCCTAACAAAAGGAGCTTAACCATGGCTATCTTGGACGAACTAAACGAGTTTGCTGATAACGTAGCAGTCAACGCAGCGGCGGGTACGGCACAGATTGGCGACGAAATCGATCTCGGTGCAGCCGGGCAGGACATTGGTAATGGCCAGCCCATATACCTTGTCATCCGCACGGGTGCCACTGAGATCATCACAGGCGGCTCTGCTGGTACGCTCACGTTCCAGCTCGTCTCCAATAGTGCATCACCTGCAGCGGACGGCACAGACACCGTCCACATGCAGACACAGGCCTTCGTAACTGACGGCGCTGATGCGAACGACGCAGAGATGAAGGCCGGTGCCTTGATCTACTGTGCGCCCATCCCGGTGGGGACAGGTGGAAACTATGAGCGGTATCTTGGTGTCCTCGCTGTAACGGCGACGACCACCACGACAGCGGGCACGATCAATGCCTACCTGACGCTCGATCCAAACATGGCCGCTGGGAAGACTTACCCTGACGCCATTAACTAAGTCGTAAGGCTTGCGGGTTGGGGTGGCTTCGGCCACCCCGATGCCTCCCACTTATAAAGGAATATCGACATGGCTTCATTTACAGCACTTGGCGACACAGTAGAATTACAGACACTGGACAAAGGCGATACAGTGCGTATTGCTCTGTCCGGCACATACGCAATGGACATCGTGTTACAGCAGGAGCAGGGGTCACCCGGTTCCGGTTCGTGGCTAACGCTGCAAGAGGTGTCTGGCGCGGCTAACGCTACCGTCGCCATCGACCACACAACCACATCCTATGGCGACAATCTCCGGCTTTTGGTCACGCTCGATACTTCGGGCACTTGCACAGCGACCCTGACGAACACGTCTAACCAGACGGTCAAGTCCTTCAGGGATCACGTCGGTAATGCCCTGATGACATTGACCAAGAAGTTTACCCAAATCCACGGTGGTTTGGTTCGTGCTTCTGGCGCGGTCGTCAACACAACTGTCGCGTTGACCCTTAACGAAGCTGATCACGCTGGTCGGATAGTTACGGCCAACCACGC